ATCTTCACAATAGTTACAATTTTATAAAGATTGTAAAAAGGTGCTATAATTAAGGTAGTATGACTATGTTTAAAGCGCACTGGGATACAGAAGGCGACAGCGTTCGCCTCTCTATGCCGTTCAGTAAAGTAGATGAAGAGAGGCGTATCGTCTCTGGGTTTGCCACGCTGGACAATGTCGATAAGCAAAATGACATTGTTACTCAGGAGGCCTCACTTAAGGCATTCGAAAAGTTCCGTGGGAACATTCGTGAAATGCACCAGCCTACAGCAGTAGGTAAAATGGTTAACTTTAAAGAGGACAAGTACTTTGACCCAGAGTCAAAGAAGTTTTATAGCGGCGTATACGTCTCAGCATATGTATCTAAGGGTGCTCAGGACACTTGGGAAAAGGTTCTAGATGGCACTCTTTCTGGTTTTTCTATTGGCGGTAGAATGAATGATTGGGACGACGCTTACGACGAGAAGATGGACTCCAAGATTCGTGTCATTAAAGACTACGATCTTGTAGAGCTTTCTCTTGTTGATTCCCCCGCAAATCAATTTGCCAGCATCCTTTCTGTTGAAAAGGTTGATGGCGTAGACGTTCTTAAAGGTGAGGGCGTTGATGTAGTTCTCGAAAATGTATTTTGGGATAAAGAAACTGGATTGGTCATGCTTTCAGAAAGGGACGCTGAAGTCAGCCCCACATCTGGAAACGAAATGGCCAACATTGGTTTCGTTGAGAAGACCGACGATACCAAACAGGACATGATAAAATTCTTGGTTGATAGTGCTAAAGGCATTAACACTGAGATAACAAAGGAGGTAAGTCCTATGACTGATGAAACAACAAACCTCGAAGAGGTTGTAGAAAAATCAGATGAGGTCGCTCCAGAGGCAGATGCCGCAGCTGAAAGCGTTGAGGTTGCTGAGGAGACAGAGGCCGTAGAAGCCGACGTTGAAAAAGCAGACGATGCTGAAGCAGAGGTTGAGGTCGAGAAGGCTGAAACCACTGAAACCGAGGATGTCGAAAAGGCAGACGAGGTTATCGAAGAAGCTGCTGAGGTGTCTAAGTCCGACGACGTAGCTGTTGACGCAGTTGCCGACATCAAAGACACTATCACATCAGCCTTTAGCGATCTTGCAGATACTGTTAAGGCACTACATGCCGAGGTAGATGCATTGAAGAAGTCAATTACTGGAGTATCCGAGGAAGTCGCTGCAGCCAAGCAGGAGATTTCAGAAACAAAGGGCCAGTTTGATGAGTTTGGAAAGAGAGTCGACGCTGTAGAGCACGACACTGCTTTCCGCAAGTCTGGCGATCTAGGCGAGATCGTGCAGGATGAGCCAGCGATGGTTCAAAAATCCCTATGGGGCGGTCGTTTCCTCAAAACTGCCGACTTATTTAATTAAGTAAAATCACTTAGGAGGTGACAAATGTCGGAAGAAATCAAGAAGAATCAGCCAGGTGAAAGTGGCGAACTAGGTGGCGTAGCCCCTGGTAACTTCCAAGGCCAGGGTGCATTCGCATCTGGTGGTATTGGTGGCGTAACAGATCCTGGTGCTGACACACTTGGTAACATTCCTACCGCCGAGTTCGGTGTAACTACTGGTCCAAATGCAGTAAGCCCTTCGGGTGATGCAGCCAGCGGTATTCTCCGTCCCGAGCAAGCACGTCGTTTTATCGACTACGTGTGGGATGGCACTGTTCTCGCCAAGGATGGTCGTCGCGTAACTATGCGAGCCAACACAATGGAACTCGAGAAGGTAAATGTTGGAGAGCGCGTTATTCGTGCAGCTTCACAAGGTATTGGTGACTACACAAACACTGGTGCCACCTTCTCAAAGGTTGAACTAACCACTAAAAAGATCCGTCTCGACTGGGAGGTCTCAGCTGAAGCACTCGAAGACAACATCGAGGGCTCTGCTCTAGAAGATCACCTAGTTCGTTTGATGACAAATGCATTTGCAAATGACATCGAGGATCTAGCTATTAACGGTGACGGTACAACTGGCAACTTCCTCAGCATCATGGATGGCTTTGTTAACAAAGCTACCTCTGGTGGTGCACACGAGTCTGTTGTAACAGTTGCTGACAACGAGTGGACTCCAGCCGTAATGCAGGACGTTATTCTTGCTATGCCCCGCAAGTACCGCGCACTTAAGAACAACCTTAAGTTCTACGCAGGTACCGATGCATTCCAGGGCATTGTAAAGAACAACGGTACTCTCGCTGACGCAGTTGCTGAAGCTATTGCTGGACAGGTTCCAGGTAGCACACAGGCTAACCGTCAGAACTACCTTGATGGCGTCGGCCAGACATTCGGTGGTGCTCGCACCACTCGCGTCTTGGGCGTTGACGTTATGGAGGTTCCTTACTACCCAGCAGGTTATGTAGACCTTACATTCCCCGCTAACCGTATTTGGGGCTTCCAGCGCGACATCACTGTAAACCGTGAGTATGTTGCTAAGAAGGACACCATTGAGTACACCGTATTCGTACGTTTCGGTATTCAGTGGGAGGAAGAGGACGCTATTGCCTTTGCTGACGCAGATGCAAGCGACTCCTAATCCTTAGAGTCATACAATTGAGGGGGCAGGGTTTATACCTTGCCCCCTCAATTATTCTGTTATAATATATGAGGGAGGAAAACATGACTAAAGAAAACAACATGGCTGTGTTAGCTGACGGTGAGGCAGTTATTACAGAAGAGATGGCAAAAAGTTTTGAAGATTTTATGAAAGCAGAAGTTAAGATTTCTGAGACAGAGGATGCCACTGTAATTACTGCTCCAAATAAAGCTGGCAGCAGTAAGAGCAAAAAGTCTTCTCTGGGTGGGGTTACCGATACAGATGTGATCGGGAATGCAGATTCGCAGAAGTCTGCAAAACCAACCGCGAAAGCGGTATCAAAGAAGGCAACCGTAGCTATTTATTCAGAAAGAAATGCCCGATGGAGTGACGTTGGTGAAATTCATAGGGGCTATAACTTTGTAACTAGAGAACAAGCTGAAAAATGGCTAACCCGTAAGCATGTGAGAGAGGCTACGCCAGAAGAGGTTGCTTCAGAATACGGAGCATAATATGGAGATATTGAGGCTTTCTTCCAGTCAGCCACAGGCTACGATCGACGTTACTGATCCTAGCACAGAATATGATTACACCATCCTAGATTTGTCAGATGCCTCAACAACAACTGGCAACGCTACTTCAGATAGCAACTCTCAAGTAGTGCTATCTTTTTCTTCAGACTATGACAATGATTATCGTGTCACTATCGATGGTGAAGAGCATTTCTTTACTGTAGTTAGACCATACGTTGACCCCAACAGCATTGCTCCAGCAGGTGAGTTAGATGACTACATCAGGCACGAGGAGCTTGCCAGAGCCATTATTGACGCCGTTGTTGAAGAGGGCTTTTACTACAAAAAGAAGATTGTGGAAACTGTTGGCTTGGGTGCTGACTATCTGCCACTCTGGGACAACGTTAACAAGCTGAACAAGCTTTATGAAAATAATGTACTAGTTTACGATGCATCAGATGAAGCGTCCTACTCTCTTCTCTATAAGCTAACCGATGACAAAACAGCAATCACCATTGATTACAGTGGTCAGTTCAACAGATCTGAAAGTGCTGACTTAATTCTTCCCCAGGCAATGTCTGATCTATGGGACATGAAATTTGGCTACCGTGGCTTTGCCAAAACATTTGATTACGTTCTGCACCTCGAAGTAGGTTACAAGCGCGTGCCTTCTGAGATAGCAAGAGCAGCCGAACTTCTAGTAGACGATATTGCTTGCGGGAAGCTAGAGTATATCGAAAGATACATTAAAGATTATCAAACAGATCAGTACAAGATCAAGTTTGATGGCAGAGTATTTGAGGGCACTGGGAATATGATTGTAGATAAGATTCTTTCTAAGTACGCCAAGTCCATTCGTATTATTGGAGTCTTATAGTGACTGATTGCGATGTGCCCAGCGTTACATTTCCAATGCTTGCAGATATATACTATCCTGTAGTATCTCAAGACGCTTATGGGCAGATCAAAAAGGTCTGGACACTCGATAAAACTGTTTCTGGTAGCTTCACTCCAGCTGGCTCAGATATAAAAGAAGAGCTTGTAATTAATGTTGATATCTCTCAAGAGTCTCTTTTAATTGGCAGGGTAAAGAGAGACCTTAGATATGCAGATGCAGACGATGAAGACTATGGCCTAAGCAACATCATGGTTACAAATATTAGAGACAAAAACGATCTTGTTATTTATAAAGAAACTGATGGAGTTAGAAGAGGCCAGCCCACACTTTTTGAGGTAGCTACCCAGCAACCATTTGTAAATCCATTTGGTCGCATCGAGCATTACAGAGTTATCCTTCGAAGATCAGAGAATCAGTCGGAGGAATTGTGATTGCGTTAAAGATTGATCAGGCTTCCTTTCGTAAAGATATGGACAATATCGTAAACTACTCTCTTGGTTTTTTTGAGGGAGTTGAGCGAGGCAAGCCTGAGATGATGAAAATCTTTTCTTTAGAAATTAAAGAAGCTCTAAAAGAATTTATCGATGCTAGCGCTAGGGTTAACCCAGAATCCTTGCACCACATATATGAGTGGCACAGAACTGGATCTCCAGATGCCAGGCTTTTTGATCTAGAGTGCACCATTTCCAAAGGTGGCATTTCAGTAGAAGGAACTTTTACTCAGTCAACATCAATTAGAGAAGGTTCTAAAACACCTTTTTACAACAAGGCAGAAATTATGGAAAACGGTATTCCAGTAAAGATTTCTCCAGTGTATGCGAAGGTATTGGCTTTTGATGATAATGGCGAACAAGTTTTCACTAGAGGTCCAGTTACCGTAGAAAACCCAGGCGGTAAGAGTACTCAAGGTTCTTTTGAAAGAGTATTCGATCAATTCTTTAATCAGTATTTTACTCAGGCATTTCTGCTATCTAGTAAAATAATGCAACATCTTTCTGTACCATCTGAATATAGCAAGAGTCTCGCCAAGGGTAAAAAGACTGGCAGATCGGCTGGTATTGCAGCTGGATACAGATGGGTCACAATGTCGGGAGTTAGATAATGACAGATAATTTAGCAATTGCGCATCCACCAATTATTATTAATGAATACTTAAGAGAAAAGATTGATGGCTATTTCGGTAGTGGCGTAATCAAGTTTTTCCCCACTGGCCCTACTAATATTGACGACTTAACAGAAAATTTTCCAGATGCCGTAGATGATGTATTTGTGGTATACGACAGAATGTTCAGGTTACGCAGACAAGCTTTTCCACACATTAAACAAGAGCAAGTATTGTATTATTTTTACAAAAAGGCAAACGGTATGAAAGAGCTGGTTGAAACTATTCAGCTAGTTCAAGATCTTATGGATCGTGGAGACGAATCTGCACAAGAAATTAACAGCTGGCTTAGCCAAAAATGGATTGCTCAGGGGATGCCGACAGCTACTAGAAATAACATTGTTACTGGAAACTCAGAAACGTTTGATAAGATTACTATTGCTGGAGAAGATTTTTTGCTTCCATATTTTCATGAATTTAGAATTTTCCAACTAGAAGAAGCCAGAGACATTATTGATTTCGGTACGGCTAGGACATGGGCTGGCAATAAGATGATTATTAATTATGACTGGCATAACCCAGCACCTAAATAATTATTTAAAAACGGTTGGTATAATTAACTTGAGGAAACGCGCCTACTACTTCAATAGAAAGAAGAGGTGACAAATATGGCATATTCACGCGGTTCAAGTGCAAACATTATCGTGGGAGCAGCAGCGCTGTTCACATTTGATGGAGGCACACTATCCGACGCTGACCTGCCAGACGTTGTGGAAGACACCACCTTCAAGGATACCTTGCAGGATGATTCAACCTTCCGTAACGTAGGTTACACAATGAACGGTCTTGAGATCGTGTTCCAGCCCGACTTCGGTGAAGTTCAGGTTGACCAGCTACTCGACGTTGCCAAGCTTTACAAGCAGGGTATGCAGGTTAATCTA